TCAGCTCCATAAACCATTGATTCCAAATAACCTTGCACGTTTGTTTTTACAAGTGCGTGAGCTGAATAAGTAGCTCCTGCATTCTCCGTAACCGTTACCCTTTGAGCTGCACTTGCAGTGTATTGAGTTTCAATTTGTTTAAAGAAACCGTTTAAGATTGTGAAATAATCAGCATTAACACCCGGAGTGATTGTGCCACCCGAATAAATAGTGATTTTATTCTCTACATCTTTGCTGTAATAAACAGTCCCGGCTGCTGCGTTACCTTCTGCTGCTGCTGCTGCTAAATAGACGATCGTCTTATTTGCAAGTGAACATTTAACGGCTCCTTCTGTAGCTGCTGTTACACCTGCATAAACAGTACCTTCGATTGCTTGTCCTGTTGTTTGTTCTGTGGCTGCTGCTGTTGGTAAATTTTCTACTACGGTGTTTGTTGCTGCCGTGTCGCTAAACCACAATAAACGGATAATGAAATCCTTAACACTATTTGCTAAAACTTCTAAAATAATATTAACATAATCAGAGCTGCTAAAATCTTGTATTGCGATGCCTGTTTTAAGAGAATAAACACCTGCTGTTGCTTCAATATCTGTGAAACATTCTGCGATATAGATTTCCCAGCCCTTTGGCTCCCATACGATTTTACGTGTTCCGATATTATATGCCTGTGGTGTAGGGTCACAGCCTTGATTAGCTACTCCAACAAGTCCACCAGCTCCTACAAAGCCAATTTCTTTGTCGTAAACAATACCTTCATAAACAGTATGAAGTGCCTCTAATTCGGGGCTCTTTACTATTTCGTCATATAGTAACTCTTTCACCGAACGTATTTGCTCGTCGGTAAACGAAAAATTTGAAAAATTCAGAATTGCTGCCATTAGTTTTGTTCCTTTCTGCCCAACATTTGAGCTCTTTTGTTTTTAATTTCTGCCTTAAAATCGTCATAGCTGTTTGCTGCAGGGCTCTTTCTGTTTACCTGTCTAACAGAAGGCTTGTAGTTTGATTCTACATTCTTTTTCAGCTCGTTAATAATCGCAACTGCTTCATTAAGCGATTCGCTCAATTTAGCATTAGCGGCGATTAAATTAGCCACTTCTTCTGTTTGTGATTCAGCCTCTTTAATTTCAGTAATCACACCTTCAGCGATTGTAATTGTACGACCATCAGGTAATTCAAACGTTCCGTCCGGTTGTGCACTCATACCAATTTCCAATGTGTCATCTTCTGCTTCTGTAGAAAATAACACCTTTCCTTCTGCATCGGTAAAGTCGAAATTGACGGCTCCACCTGTTAACAAATTCTTTACTTTTGCCAGTAAATCATTCGTTGCTTTTAAAACTTCTTCTTTGTTCATCTTTTCTTTTTTTGTGTTAATAAATAAATCCTTTTTTAAATTCGTATTATAACCGTTTATTTTTGAAATAAATCCATATTTCAGCAGCTCATCGGCTGTCCTCATCTTCTCCTCCTTCATGAGATTTTCAAGCGTTTCAAAATCCACCCCTGTTCTATCTGCATAGATATTCAAAATCGCTGTTTGTTCACTTTCTAATTCTTCCATCATTCTTTTTAAATCGTCAACATTTGCATTTTGAACAACAGGCATCATCACTTTATGGATGAGCGCTCTACAATTTTTATTTGCCGTTCGATTTTCTTTAGGTGCAGCTAAAAGTATACATATAGCCATCGAATGACAACCACCTTCGATATTACAATAAATGTTTTTACCACTCGTGCGGATAGCATCATATATAGCAAGACCCTCGCTCACACTTCCGCCGTCGCAATGAATATTAAATTTAAAATCATTCTCATCTGGGTTTTCTTCGATAATCCTTTGAAAGGTATCCAACGAAAATACGACATCCTGATCAGCACCCCACATCGCCATCCATCTGTTGTCCTCTTCACTTGAAATCGGTAAATGTAATTTTATTTCGACCATAAAATATATCTTTTATTTATCTACAAATATGTTAATATTTTTATTTAAAAAAAAGTAAAACGCGTTAAAATTTAACACCTCCTAACTTTCATAAGGAATTACAAACGTATGAGCTCCACTTGTGTCGTTTTCCCTGCTATGTAGTTTTTAATCTTATTTACATAAAAGAATGCTCCATACTTCCGAATAAACACCGGGATGACCTGTTTAAAATTTGCAATATCTTCTTCATTCAAATTAAAATAAGCTGTAAATTTAAGATAATTTTTAAAGATAAATTCGTCTGAATGGATGCCAAACAGATAATCATAATAATCTAAACATTCAGAGGCTGTTACCGGTTGTACACTATAATGACTAAAATCATTACTAATTAGGTCATCCACCCTTGAATAGTGAAAAAATTGTGGGAACTTCATGTCCTCCCATTCCGTTGCCAACCCTTCTGTATTCTTAAACCATGTTACGGAATGGGGGTCGGCACTTTCCACGCTCAACTCCTCACCGCACATTGTTTTTTCGTTTGATAATGTTTTGTTATTTATAGTCGCATAAGCCTCATCTGTTTTTCCGGTCTTTTCATTTTTAGTAAAGCGCAAAATGTTCTTTTGCGCATAAGTACCATCTGGTTTATAAACTTCTTCAATCGTTTGCGAGATGTCTAGTTTGTCGCTCCAATCGATAGCCCAATTTTTATTGTTATACACTTTCGACAAAGTGTTTAATTTTACAACCTTATTAACTTCGTCAACTTCGACCATTAAACCAAACAGTCTTATGAAGGTCTTGAAAAAATCTTCTGCTGTAGACAAAACAATGTTCGGAGCAATATACATCCGAGTTCCGGGGACGGCATAATCAGAAGAAATCACTTCATGTGTGATTGACAACCAACATGGGATTCGCACGAGCGTATCAGTAGCTTTGATAGTATTTTGCCACACACCAATATAGTCATCCTTATATGCACCAAATTCCGGTGCATCTGTTGCATCGTTAATTACTACACCATTAACTTCTGTCCTGCCGTTATAATGAAGAACAACACTACAAACATGATAACCAGGATCTGATGCTTTTACGATAAAATCACTTTTTGACAAAGTTACACTCGATAAGGCGTTATCCAAATAAGTCCCCGACTCCATAGCAGTCTTGTGCATCGTAAAATCTGTTCCAAAATCATCGGGCATCGTTGCAAAATCGGCGGCAGGGAATTTTAACAACAAAGAAACCTTTGGGAATATCCCTTCGCCCCCTATTCCTATTTGATAGCCACCGTAATAATTACCGTTAAAAAAGAATTCTTCACATATTGAATGACCGTGGCCGCCGGTGTTGCCGTTATGAAAGTAACACCGTGAGTCTCCTGCTTCATTCTCCTGCAACTGAGAAGGATAACTGGTGTAATTAATATCTGCAAGACGTATATTTGCGTTGCGCTTAGGTACAGCAAAGCAATAATAGGTGAAAGAGCTCACATTTGATTCTAGTGTATATCCTAAATGATCAAGTAAGAATGTTAAAATGCCCCAAGTATGCCTATTCAGCCTATCCTCTCGAGGGTCTCCAAGCATTAAACACGGATAGGCATTTGGAAGTATACCGCTGCTCACAAAATCAGATTCCCTTGATGCTGCAACTGCTACTCTATACAATAGAGGATAACTAATTTTTAATTCTTTTATTTTAGCATCTAATAATTTCTGTTCCTCATCTCCCCATTTAGCGACTTTCGTTTTGGGATAAATAATGCCTGATGGCACAGGGCAATATTCCTCGTTTTGAAATTGACTAAGAAGAAGGGGTCTAACGGTATAACCTAACAAAGACCGATATTCCTCAGACGTGAAGTCTATTTCTCGTAATTTCTTGAAAAAGTCGGCAACACCTGACGATATGCATATCTCTATGCTTTTATTGCTAATCTTCAAAATAGTTAAATAACTACCCTTGCCAAATATCTCTCTATTCCTATACTGTAACCTACATTCATATTTTTTATAAGGAGCTTGACTCCTTGCAAAATTATTTGTTACCCCTGCGAAA